ACGAGATAGGCTCCGGTCTCGTGGGCTCGGAGATGTGTATAAGAGACAGGGTATGTTTTGTGGGGGTTTTCGGTTATTCAGTGGGGCTGGGGTTTGGAGGGTAAAGATATTATTACTATATTTGTACAACAATCTTAAACAATTCGATTATGGGTGTAAATAAATCAATCACCATCGAGGGGGCTACTTTCCGGTTCGAGGTGAAGTCGAAGGACGGGGTTATGCACGTTTCTCTCTCTTCGGACGCGGGTGAGGAGGCTCGTGCTATCATGTCGGTCGAGGACAGCGAAGAGGTAGTGGACGCGATAGATACGGTTCGCGGGTGGGTGAAGCCGATGCAAGGCAGGCCCTATACGGAGCAGGAACTTAAATTCTGAGGTTATGAATGAAGCGTTCAAATGCTATCTGCTCGCTTATGTTCGGAGTGTATTCGGAGATCGTTATGAAGCAGGTGTTGGGCTTATGCTTGATTCGGGGCTTCTGAACGAGACGGCGGCGCAGTGTGCCGTGATATGCCGCTATGTGGACACCTGGTGCATGACGCATTCGGGGAAGCGGCAGGAGGCGTTCGCGGAGGCGGCCGAGACGTTCGGCATTGCCGTATACACGGTACGGCACTACTACTACGACCTGAAAAAGTACGATATCTTCAACAAAAACAACAAAGATTATGAAAAAACTGCTTCGTCTCGGCCGGAACAAGAAGGTCGGGACAAAAACGACGGCCGAGATTAAATCGTGGCTGGAGACGCACGGGATCGACCGATCCACGGCCGCGCACATTTCGGGGTTCCTGAAGGCGTACGACATCGACCTCGGTGCTATCCGCCTATGCTCCTATGGCCTCACCTACTCCTTCGACGAGTTCCTGGAGTGGTTCAAAAACGACGATTCCTCGCTCGTCCCCGTCGAAAACAAGTTCGCGATATTCTGGAACTCCTCGCACGCCGAGGCCGTTATCGCCGTCTTTACGAAATACACGGACGGCATGTGGCTGTCTTCCGACGGCATGAGTTACGACAACTGCTGCCGCTTCGTGTCTATGGCGCAGTATCGCATGATCCTCAACGTCCCCGACGACATGGACATCCCCCTGCCGCTCGGGTTCCTGGACGAGATTCGAACGAAAGAAACCGAAAATCCCCGCCGAAGATGTAAAGTAAATCCTATTCCGTTGCTACGGGATCCGAAACCGTCGTAACTCGTCGGCCGGAAGGCATGACGCAGGAAGAGTACCGCGCCCTGCGGCGCGAGGCCGACCGGAAACTCAAATTCAGACTGCGCTACGGCACGACCATCTACGTGGCCTCCGAGATGCTCTTCGAGAACGGCATCGACATGATCCAGCGCTTCAAGCCCTATCGGCGCCCCTCCAAGCAGGCAGCCGTGAAGCTCGAAGCACTGCGCAATGAGAAAAATATGCGCGCCCGCTTGGAATTGAGAAACTAATTCCCTATATTTGTCCCCGGAATGTTTCTGTGGCATTCGTGCAAACACCCAATTCTCTGGCTTATTTTTCCTCCGTCCTCGTTCCAGGGGCGGAGGTTTTTGATTAATTTTTTCCATAATTCACGCCCTTCGTGGTAAATTCTTATATTTGGGCGTAAAAACCGAACTCCATGGACGACAGGAAATCCGCAATAGACTTTTTAAAGACCTCGACGGCAGTGCCGCAGATGCCGGATGCGACGCCCGCGGAGTGGGAGTGGCCTATATCGGAGCAGGTGGAGAAGCAACTGAAGATGATGGGCGTCTACGACATAATGCGCGAGCAGATATACATAATCGGCACCTCCGCATCGAAGGCGAAGATCGAGATCGCCAAGTCGAAGATAGACGGCCTCACCAAGTCCATGAATCTAATAAAGGCCACCATGTCCGTACTGGAATCCTCCGGATCGGACGTGGACGAAAACCGTATATCGGAGATCGACATACGCATGCACCTCGATGAAGATGACGACAGCCAAGAGTAGAAAGGCCGGATGCCTCGACATGAACATACACCTCACGCGCAAGCAGAGGATCATGTGGAACCGCCTCAACGACGGCCAGTGGAAGGAAGTGCTCTTCTACGGCGCCTCGCGCTCGGGAAAGACTTTCGTCATTCTATACTGGCTCATCGTGCAGTGCGTGGCGCACAAAGCCAACTGCCTCGTGCTCCGCAACCTCTTCACGTCGCTGCAAACCGGAATGCTCCAGCAGACCCTCCCCGCGGTGCTCAACGCGATAGCCAAGCACAACGGTTACGCCAAGTGGCAGGAGATAACCATGAAGGACGGGACACCGTTCGCAAAGTATAACGGCAAGGACAACTACCTCATGTTCTACAACGGCGCCTACATAAAATTCGGCTCCATACGAGGGTCGGCCAACGACGAGAGCCAGTTCGATAAGATTCTGTCGTCGGAATGGGGCCATATCTTCATCGACGAGGTGTCGGAGGTAGAGGAGAGGGCGGTAGACACCCTCCGCTCGCGACTGGCGCAGAAACTACCTGTGCGCAACAAGCTCCTGTTCGCCCTTAACCCCACACGAAAAACCGGATGGACGTACGTTAGGTTTTTCAAGCACGAGACCCGCGAGGGACTGGCGATCCCCCAGGAGCAGACTTCGAAGTTCCTGGTCGTGAAGTTCTCGCTCAACGACAACATGGAGAATGTCGCCGACGACTACCGCGAGACCCTGGAGGCCATGTCCACGCTCATGCGCAAGCGCTTCCTGGAGGGCGACTACTTCGACGAGAGCGAGGGGGAGATTTTCAAAAAAATATGCTGGAGCGACGTGAACCCCGACCTGCGCTTCCCGACGCCCGAGGAGTGGATAGACCTAATCATCTACACCGACCCGTCGGCCAAGGACAGCCGCAAGAGCGACTTCAAGGCGTCGCTGCTCATGGGCAAAGCCCGCGGCCGAATATGGCTCATCGACGTGCTGGCCGTGCAGGGCACCTCCCTGGAGATGATGAAAAACATTCGGGAGTTGTACCTAGAAAGCCCCAACCGCCTCATAACGCGCATCGTGATGGAAAAGAAGCAGCTGCCCCTGGACTTCAAGACCACATTCGACCAGTTCCAGGCGGACACGGGGTGGATATGCCCCCTGGAATGGGACACCCGAAACATGGGCGACAAGTTTACGGTCATCGAATCCATCCTCGATCCCCTCTTCACGTCCGACAGGTTCGTATTCAACGCTAAGCTCAAAGATACCAACCGCGGCGAGGAGGCCGTGAATCAGTTCCTTTTCTTTTCGCGCAAGGTCGATCCCAACCGCAAGGACGACATCCCCGATGCGGCGGCCAAGGGCGTATCGCTCATGAACCGCGCGGGCGGAACCGCGGGCTCCGCGTACAGAAGCTCCGGTATCATAGTAAAAAAACCAAAACGTTTCATATCATGACCGAGAATGTGAAAATTTATACCATCGAGGAACTCGAAGCCCTGGGTTGGGAATTTACCACGGCGAACAATGTATATTCCCCCCAGTACGATCAGGCTTTCCTAGAGCTGATGCTCTCGGAAGATATACCTGCGGACTTGCCGTCCCCGACGTCGCTTCAGAAGTTCAAGCCCTACTTCAACGGCCCTAAGACGATCCCGTCGCTGGGCTACAACAAATTTACACCGATACAGATCTTGTGCGACGTGGAGAAAGATCCCGACGTCGCCACCGAGGTTATACCCGAAAAATGGGTCTTGAACCTGAAGGCAGGGTTATTCGCGATTACAGGACTTAGGGCCAACGAAGCCCTTACGCTCAAATTCACCCTCTCATGTTACATAAAGGGAGACACTCCGCTCCCGATCCAAATAGCGTGGAGAAGAGACGGTGCTTCTATCTGGAGTATCTCGTACGACACCTATGCATGCAAGTGGCCTGTACCGGGCTCTAACCCCCCAGGTATCGAATGCAATATGCGTTTGAGCGGATTGAAACCCGGCGATTCATTCCAGATAGGCATAATCAGGGACAACAAGGCGTCCGCCGATAAAAACCTGTACATCTATGGGTTCAATCTTGACGGAGCGACTATCATGCGTTCGTACACTACGGCCAAGAAGGAGTTCACAGACCCCAAGACCGGGGAGGTTCGAAGCTATGCCAACTCCCCTGTCTTGTGCATCTCGCCCGCGGATTCGCTCCAGTCGGCCGCAGAGTACGCCTCATGCATAGAATACGGGGAGCAGGTTATCGTGGCCGGGGAACCCGGCAAAATGTACTTCCCCGAGGAGGAGCTCTACCAGTGGATTTCACCCCAGCAGCTCGATCAGTTCAAGAAAATGTACCCCGACTGCGTGGAGATTTCCTACAACAGCGCCCTGGGGTACGTGTACAGTCAAATCGGGGAGCTGTACGACATAGCCTCGATACTGGCCGGAGACACCAACGACGGCACGGCGAAGATCATGCGGTGGATATTAACCGTCCTTACGGCCTACAACATCACGAGCCCCTCGGCCCGGCACTCCGAGACCCTTCGCGACAACTACGAGATGGTCGTAAAGAAGGTCACGGAGATGAAAAACGGGGCTACGACGCTGCATGACGCCCCGATAAAGGATACCCCGAATGCATGGGGTACGGTAGTAAACGGATCGAAAAACAAAATGCGCGGATAAATGGCACAATTTCATACCCCGAGGCAGCAGCCTTACAACCCCTTCCGCCCTATTGGGGCGCCGAATGTAAAGTCGAGGTACATCCCCAACCAGTACTTCGTCGAGTTCACTCCGAGCTGGTGGCGAAATGCCATCGACAACGCGGTGAACTACTCCGACCTTACGATGGTGGACACCCTGTATTCGTGGTGTATTCAGTCATCGCCGTTCCTGGTGAGCCAGATGAACAAGCGTCTGAACCCCATTGAGAATGCCGTGTTCGCATTCTACCGCGACGGCGAGATCGACGAGAACCTCACGGAGATGATAACACGTACCCGGTGGTTCAACAAGATGAAGCGCGAATTCGTGCTCTCGAAATTCTACGGCGTGCGCATCGTCGGCATCGACGTCGAGAAAGACACCATCACCAGCTACCCGCTGCGAAACATAGACATGGTGAACAGGGCGATCCGGTCGCAGACCTACGCCATAGAATCCGTGGCCAACGTCGACGACTACGACAATATGTTCTACATACAGCCCGACACCGACCAGGACTTCAAGATGGGAATGATGCAGCAGATTTCCCGCGCCATGATCGGCATCGTGGAGGCGTACAACAACTGGTCGGTGACGAGCGCTACATACTCATATCCCCGCACCACCGTGGGCTTCATCGACGGAAACGCGCAGGCGCAAGCGCTGGCCGAGAATATCGCCAACAACCTCGACCCGCTCGACACCCCCGTGCTGCCCTTCAAGCAGAACCTCGACAACAAGGAGAACGTCTACCAAGTAGAGGTCAAGCCCCTCCAAACCCAAATGTACCCCGATGCCTTCCGGGTGTTCAAGGAGTACATAGACAGCTACCGCGCGGAGATCATGCAGGAGGTGACGGGAGGTACCCTGCTCGGTGCCACGGAGAAAAATACCAACTCCGAGCAGCTCGCGCAGATACACATGTCGCTCTACGAGGCTCTGTGCAACGCCGACAAGCGCGACTTTGCGAACTTTTTCAACTACGAAGGTGCCATCCAGAAGATCGGCCGCCTGCTCGGCATAGATATGTCGGGCGTAAAGCTCATGGAGGTGCCCGACACCACCATCAGCGTGGATAAGTTCGAGCGTATAGGCCGCGTGCTGGCTTCGCAGGGCATGGCGTACAGCCCCGAGGTCATGCGTAAGGTAGGCATGGAGCCCTCCGACATAAATACGTCCGTGCGCAACAACAACTGGACGGAGGTTAAATTGCAGGCCAAATCCATCATGGCGAAAATAAAGTCGGCACTCACGCCCTCCAAGAAAACAAACGACAATGGAGACGATAGCAGACCTGAGGAGGAAAATTAATACCGCCATCTACAACATCAAGACCCAAATTCCGGCCAAGGTGGCCGAAAGCATGGATAGGGAAACGCGCCTCAACTTCGAGCGCGAGGAGTATGGCAACGACGGCACGCCCCGGAAGTGGGCCGACAGGTGGGGCAAGAATTTTAAGACGAAAAAATTCGAGAACGTCGAGGCATACCTCCGTTACCCCAAGCTCCGACACACGGGACGTCTGGCGAGGAGCATAGCGCCGTTCTACGGCCGGGGATTCGCCGGGCTGCGGGCCGCGGCGCCCTATGCGGAACTTCAAAACACGGGGAAAGGCGCCCGTACCGGAGGCAACCCTTTCCGCACGCTACCATCGTCCTCGACGCCCGTGAGGCTAGGCACCAATCCCGCCGCCCGACCATTTATGGGCGTTGGTCAAAGAACCGAGCTCAACACGCTTCGGCTATACTCCCGAGAGATCGCAAAGCTGGTGTAGAAAAAATTTTATTTGCGAAATGTTTTCCTTTGCACTACATTCGTAACGTCCTATACTGGAATTATGATCGGTGAAATTTGCAAAGCAATAGTTACGGCACTGCGGGCTTCCGAGCTCGTGGACGAAAATAATGTCAGTATAGTTCTCGCAAACGACAACGGAGAGGGGACGGTGAACACCGACCTCCCGGCCATAGCCGTAAGCGTTAAGGGAACCGAGCGTGACACGGGGGAGTTCATCGGAGGCATGATCTACAACCAGTACATCGTGCAGTTGTCGGTGATAACTCCATTCGAAAACCAAGCCGCGTCGCCAGACGACGATCACCAGTACGATCAGATGAACCTTGCATACAAGGTCATGCTCTACATGGCCGCGTGTTCGCGGGGGGTAATAAAAAACTCTGCGGGCGAATGGGTGCCGCTGGACTTTTTTACCGAGCTGAGGCAGAAATACGGCTTTACGCTCCTTTACAAGGAAACCGAGACCTATCAAACGATAGCTATGGAGCGCGATATGACAAATCTCCCCGTGCATAACACGCGGCTCATATACATGGCTAACTTCGTCGACAACAGCACCTACGAACAGGATTCGTTCCTATGTGATGCGATAGAGATGAAGTGTCTGTGCGATACAGTAAGGAGCACTAATTCATAAAACGGACATGGCAAAAGTGATATACCAAATACTCTCGAACGAGGCGCTCAACAGCAAGGGTTTCGTGGTGATCAACTCCAGCATCGACTGGAGCAGGTACACCCAAAACCCGATCCTGCTGCGCAACAAAGATACGGGAGAACATTTCGGCCAGCCCATCGGGCGCGTCGAAGATATTCATTTGAAAAACGGCAGGTGGATCGGGAAGCTGGTGTTCGGCTCCTCCGAACTCGCACAGGCCGCAAAAAGAGATTACGAAGCCGGAATACTCAACGGAGTGTCTATATTCGGTAGGGCGCGGATCGTCGAGCGCAATGGCAGGAAATACACTACATTTTTCGAGGTGTGGGAGATTTCCCTTGTCAACATACCGTCCAATCCCGATGCAGTGGCGATACGGGGAGAGGATAACGTTGGGTTGTCGGCAGTATCATTCGTGCCGGACAGTATAGAGATCGAACAGATCGAGAGCCTGTCGGCATACCAAACAGACATCATAAACCAATTTGAGAACAAGATGAAAAACGAGGAAGAGAAAAAAGTCCCCGAAACCGGGACGGAGCAGGCTTTCGACGACCGCGTGTCGCTGAGCGCCATGTCTAAATTCCTGGAACTTATCGGACTGGCACCTCGAAAGAGGCTTCGCCGCGCGGATGAAATAGACCGCGACGCTGACCAGGACGACGCGGATGCCGGGCAGGATCAGCGTGATGCCCGCGAGGATCGCCGTGCTGCGCGCTATGAACGCGAAAAGGGCGATGACACCGAAGCGAAACGGCGCGAAAAGGACGCCGAGCGCGACGACAAGATGGCCGAAAAGGACGAGAAGGAGGCCGACAAAGACCGCCGCGAAGCCCGCGAAGAGAGGGCGAGCGCCCTGGCCGCAGAGCCCGCCACCGAGGCCCTTGCTGCGACCACAGACGCGACCACAGACGACGCCAAGGAAACCAAAGCCGAGGCAGCCAAACCCACGGCGCTCTCCGCTGCGGAGGATGCGCGAGTATTCAACGACAAAACAATCACAAAAACCAAGACAATGGTAAAACCCTTTTTCAAGTACATCGACGACCCTGAAAATATGCCGAAGATTCAGGCAATCATGGGTCTGTCTGCCTCCTCTGGTACTGCCGACGGCGTTGCCGAGGTGAGCTTGTCGGCCGCACAGGACGCCGACGTTCGAGAATCAATCCAGGAGTTGTCCGCATCCATGCTCTGCGACCCCTATTTCATGGCCACCGTGCAGAACATGACCTTCCAGGTCAACGACGGACGCCGTGAGAAAGTTGTCGACACGATCCAGGGTCTCGCCTCGGGCGAGAAGTCGGGTCAGTTCGTGCAGAATGCCGACCTGGCGAAGATTTCGTGGCTCTCGCTGTTCGTTCGCCAGCTCTTCCCGCCCAACACGTGGGCTGACCGTGTACGCCGCCTGTCGGTGCGCGACAAGGAAGGCATCATCTGGGTGGAGAGCGCCGTCAATCCGGATATCTACTTCGGAGATCGCGCGCCGCTGAATGCGCCCAACTACCTCTACGACGACCTGCCGCGAGGGCTGGAGCGCAAAGTGTTCTCCATGCAGCCTATTGTATGGCAGCCCGCGAACTCCGACGTCCTGGCCTACAACGACCGCGCAACGGGTCAGCTGGACGCCATGGCCAAAATGTCCATGTGCATTCACAACTACTGGCTCCAGACCATCGCCGAGGCAGTTCCCGCAGCTAACCATCTTACAATGTCCGGCGAAGCGTTCGATTCGGCAAATCGCTTCCCGATCAACTCGGCAGCCACTGGCAAGCTGCTCGGCATGACCCTCAACGATCTGCTCGCCGCACAGGGTCGCTTCATCGCCCGGAACCTCAACTTCCGCCGCGGGAACGGTGTGGCTGTGTTCGCAGAGCCCTACTACACGTCGCTGGTGCAGACCGATAAGGTGCAGAGCATTCTGACGCAGCAGTTGTCGAACGCCCGTCCCGAAGGCTTCACTTACTCGGGATTCGACGTCATGGCTCGCTCGGTCATCGCCGCCTACAACACTGCAACGTCTACGGTCGTGGATGCGGAGACTTATTTCGACAAGCCCGTCACCTTCGAAACCGGAGCTATCAACACCGCTCATGTGAAGCCCGTGCTGGCCGCGACGGTTTACGACATCGGCCTCGGCTTTATCCCCGAGGAGGTCGTTGTGGCAATCGGCAACACGAACATCCATATGGTATCCGACCCGAACAACTACGGTTGGAAAGTGTCGATGGATATTTCGACGGGTGCCGGAACTCTCCGAAGCAGCGCAGCAGGCATCGTTCTGTATCGCCCGACGGTATCCGCCGGAGCGTAACGCAACACACAGGGAAAACCAGTCCGGCATGTTGTCGGGCTGGTATTCCAAAAAAAACTCAATATCAACAATTTAATTCCCCCTTTTAAATTATGATCCAGATCGCAACATTCACCCGCAAGTTTTTCATCGAGCTCGTAAAGCAGCTCCAGATTTACGGCACCCTGTACGTCACTGAGGACGGCAACATCTACGTCAACGAATCGCAGGCGCAGACGCGCTGCCAGTCCCGCGAGAAGCTGGCGCACCTGAACGGGGAACTCGTCCAGGAGCTCCGCTATGCCCGCGTCGACAAGGTTAACCCGCCCAGAGACACCGCGGAGTTCGAGGAGATGCTCGAAACCCAGTTCCGGGCACGCCGTCAGGCGGCCAAGAACTCCCTGGCAGAGGCCGAGAAGGAACGCAACAGGCCCGTCATGTCCGACGCCGAAGCCGAGGCACTGCTCGAAGGAACCACCCCGGCATCCAAGAAGCAGGACGACGAGGCCGCAGAGCTGATCGAAGGTGTTCTGTATACCGAGATCAGGGACGCAATCCGAGCATCCGTGAACCCGGATCTGCACCACAACGCCGGGTACAACAAGGTGTTCAAAGCGTACGACGCCCTGACTGACGAGCAGAAATCGCTGGTCGCCGAACAACTTGCAAAATAACAAACCTACCCTAAAATGGCAGTAGTAGATATTTATACGACTTTAGGCGACACCAGGCTGGGAAACACCACTCCCAGTGACGGCATCGGTATGATCGTCTGCTCGGCGACAGCTACCAATGAGGGCGAAATCAACAATTTCGCCCTCGACACCGCCTACATGATTACATCCGTTGCCGACCTTACGGCGAAGGGATTGACCAAATCAAACAACTACTCTCTCGTGAGGCACGTGGAGGAGTATTACGCTAAGGCGGGATCCGGCTCCCGCGTGTGGGTCGTGGGGTACGCCATCGGCGAATACGAAACCTTCATCGAGAACAAGCTGGAAGAAATCATTCTCGGAACCACGTCGTCCAACTTCGACCTGCGCCCCCGGATGATCGCTTTCGGGCTCCCCGACGTGGAATCTCAGACCGGATTCCAAGGGACGAAAGAAGGCGGAATCCCTGCCAAGCACAAAACGCTGGTCGCCGATCTCCAAACCCTTCTTAACAACCTGTTCGAGCAGTCTATCCGCATGGTAGGCATCTTCGACGGCGTGATCTGCGTACCGACCGGGAAGAGCATCTTAACTATGGACTTCAGCTCTTTGGAGAACCTGTCGAACCTGGATGCGCCCCGCGTGGCATACCAGATCGTCACCTCGACGCCCGGCTCGAATTCCTCGGTGGGACGTACCCTCGGCATGCTGTCGCAGCTGTCCCTGGCCACGTCGCCGGGTGCAGTGTCTACGGCAGGCCCCGCGGCCGACATCGACTACTTCATGGACATGCCCTCGGTAGATACCAGAGAATCGCCCGCCAACACTCCTGTGTCGAAGCTTCCTCCTGCCAAGTGCAACCTCCTCGGGCAAAACCAGTTCCTTTTCACCCGCGTGCGGCCGCAGATGGCCGGAGTGTACTACAACGACGGCGCCACCTGCAACGATCCGGAGATGGCCCTTTCGGAAATTTCGTTCGTCCGCGTGGGTAATGCCGTGTGTGACAGCGTAGAGCGGTTCTTCGTCAAGTTGCTCCAGGAGAACATCCCGACGGATGCTTCCACCGGAGCGATCGACGCGGGATTCAAGTCCGGAACGCTGGCTCAGCTCGACGAAACAGAACTTACGCCCCGTATCAACCGCGGAGAAGCACAGGCCATCAATGTAGATTTCGCCGCCAAAGACGGCAACTACAATATGTCCAAGGCTATCCAGGTGACCGTGGAAGTACTTCCCCTTAGCCCGCTCCGCGAGGCATATATCGAAACTTTCTTTGTAACTACGTTAAACTAAACGCCATGCCTAATCCTTATGTAGTGCCCTCGAAGGACGTCCAAATATACCTTACTTTCGAGGGGCTTCCAGCAATCAAGATCGGCACGGGTACCTCACTCAACTTGCAGTACTCGCAGACGGTGCAGGACATATTCGCTATCGGGGAAACCGACCCTATCGACCTGGTACAGCTCAACGCTCAGTATGCGGCCACGCTGTCGCACCAGACCGGGGAGCAGCACACCATCCTCGATGCGATCAACGGCGCTCTTCCGGCCGGACAGACGCCCTATGCATCCATGCTCCAACTGCCGCCCTTCACACTGACGAAAACCATGTCGCTACGCAACAGCGCGACGCCAAAGACCGTTTCGGAATCCCTTCTAGGGTGCAAGTGCGAGCAGTCGAGCTCGGACACCAACCGAAACGACGCGGAGACGCTTTCGTCCATCAACATCCGTGCCCGTGCCGTACAGCGCTCGGTCGCACCCATCCAAACTATTGTATAAACTAGGACGGGCGGGCACCCCAAGACCCGCCCGTCTTTAAAAACCAAAAATTATGTCGCAAATACAAGAAACGGAGCGCCTTGACCTCCAATACACCGTCACGGCATCGTATTTCGTCCCCTCCTTCAACAAAGACGGTCACATGATCGAGGAGGAGAAGAAGAACCAAAATATCGCCTTCTGGCGTTTGCAGCGCCGCAACATCGAGCACTCGAAGCTGTCCATGTCGATCCTGTCTCGCGAGGAATCGGAGCAGAAGGGAGTGATCGGCCTAGCCATGGACTTCATCAAAGCCTGCTGCGTCGACGACAAGGTGCGCGAAGATTTGCTCGGCGATGCCCTCGCCTGCGTGGAAATCTTCCAGTCGGAACCTGTCAGCGAAGATTTCCGCCGTTTTTTCGGGACTTGGGAGTTCTTGAAGGCACTCCCGAAGCATCCGTCCGGCAAAAAATAGAGGAGTACGCGAAGGACGACCCCCTGCTTATCAAGAAGGCCGTCGTCTCCAGATACTTCCACGAGCCTTACTCAGACATGGAAAAAAGGCTCAGCATCAATGATATAGACAAGTTATATACACTTGCGCTTCACCTTGTCGACATCATAGACATGGCGCCCTTTAAATCGAAGAAATAATGGCAACATACACCATACGCCTCAACCTTGGGGGAGACGTCATCGAACGTCTTACTCGTGCCAACGCACTGAGTGACCAACTGGAGCGCAAGACCAACCGCATGTCCCGGAATGGCCGAGGCGGAGGCGGTGGCGGAGGTGGTGTGGCCAACTATCCGAACCTGCGGCACGGATGGCACGAGCGCATGTCCTCCATGTATGACGTGTCGCGCCGATTCGGCAACCGACATACGCGCGAGGATTTCATGTCCGATGCCAACCGGGCTTTCGGTTCCATCCGACGCCTCCGCGAACAGTTCGTGCGCAATTCATTCACCCCGAGCGGGTGGATGCGAAACGCCGGGAACTTGGTCGGGGCGGTGTTCGATTCCGCCGCCGCAGTGATAAAGAGCAATCCCGCGCTCCTGATGGGTGCGGGTATTCTCGGTACTGGCGCCGCGGCGTACGCTCTTCCCAAGCTCATTGGCGGAGGGCTATACGCCGTGCTGTCCAAAACCTTGAACAGCTCGTCCATGACGGACGCCATATCCAACCGCATGCAGATGGATATGGCACGCAGAGGGTTGGGATCGGGCTACACCTCGGCGCTGTCCGACGCCACGCGCATGGCGGCCGAATACGGCTATTCTCGCGCAGGCATGCTCTCCATGATAAATACCGTGTCGGGCTTCGAAATCGGAGGCACGCAGATCGGCACGGCCATAGCCACGCAGATCGCGCGGCAGGTGGGTAAAGTCGCCCAAATCGGAAGTCGCCCCTACGACATCGTGGGCCTGAACATGCAGCAGCTGCTGGCTGCCGAAAAGCCCAACCTTCGCGACGTGCGCGAGTTGATACATGCTGCCCCGATTCTCACCAAGTACGCCAACGAGGCCATGAAAAGGAGGGGTATCGCGGGGGAGAGCCCCTACAATTACCTCCAGGATCGCGCCAACATGCTCCGGGCCCTGCATCGGCTCGACACGGAGCTGCAACCCCCGTCGGCCGCGGCGGCGCGCGGGCAGACAGCCCTGGCGAAGGAGAATTTCTGGATCAACCTCGCGGGCATGGACAAACTGTGGGAAAGCGTCGGCCGGGCCGGAGAGAATATGTTCGACCGCATATCCGCACGTTTGGATATGTGGTACAACTCGTTCGACCCCAACAGGCTGGACAACATCTTCGACGACTTCGTGGATGGCGTGGAGGATGCCATAGGCGCACTGACGGCCCTTTCGGACTGGATACTCAACCTCTCCGACTTCTTCGGGCTCCTGAATCCGTGGAGCTGGGGCGACAAGAGCCGCTGGGACTTACGGTACGAGAAGTCGGCCAAGCAGTCGGAATTCACCGAGCGGCGCAAGGCCGCCACATACCTGTCGGAGGAGATCGGCAGGAAGTACGTAGAGGACTACCTGCGCACGCCCGCGGCCCGCAAGGCGTGGGGCCTGGACGAAGGGACGAAGGAGAACCAGGCGGCGAACCTCAAAGATGCGCGCGACATCCTGCTAAAAAACTTCGTCACCACCTTTACACCCAAGGTTCGGGAGGGGTTGCAGGAGCTGCCCGGACACCTGACGCCCGAGGAGGGGGTTCCGCAGTACCCGACGGGGCTCCTTAGGTACCAGTACACACCATACGAGACGAATACCGGGTTCAGCCTGTTCGACTTCCTAAAGACCGGGAACACGAAGAACGTCACTACCGTAACCAAGGGCGAGGCGTCCATAGCTCCCGTGACCTTCCGCTCCAATCCCGCGCTCAACGACCGGGAAGTCGCCGAGAATTTCAACCGCGTGACGAAGATTTACGGCGAAGGAGGAAGCGGCGCCAGCGGGAAAGACACCAAGAAGATCGAAGATCTGACCAAGGGATCCAAGTCCCTTATCATCAACTTCAACGCTCCTATCGTGCAGATGCCTACGCAGATAAACACCAGTGCCACGCCCGAGGGCGTCATGCAGACCATATCCAGGCAGATCGAGGAGGTGACGATTCGAGGACTGCAAATAGCCTTCAACAACTCAACACGCATGCTCAATGGCTAAAGATCAATATACCGCAAACACAACCCCCAACGACACTCCGAGCGACCTCCCGTCCTTGGGGCAAGTCCCGGCGTACAAGGCCGTGACGGAGGGCATAAGCGCCATAGAAAAAGCATACCAGGCGGGGTTGAAAATAACCCTGGCGGAGGTGGGATTCTGGCGTCAGGTCGTTCAGTTCCGCGGCAAGGCCAAGACCTCCGATCCTCAGTATACCGGGATGGCGGACACCTTGAAGCAGTCCAGCGACTACAAAACGGCCATACAATCGGTAGATCGCCAGGATGTACAGCGAGAATACGTATTCCGCTGCGGGGATTATTTCCTCCCTATCAACCTCACCTACGAAGTGGAAGGGGAGAAGAACGATTCTACCTCCCAGCTCGTCGACGGGGCAGAAATCCTCCAGGTTCTCAACTATAAACCGATGGTCGTAACCGTGCGCCTGCGTATTGAACGCAACTTGGCGCGCGTCGACACGGACGCCTCGGCCTCGAACCTTTCCATGCTCGACGCCTTGTCCTATGAGGCATACGCCGACCAAGGGCTCGACAACACCGATCCCGCGGCCATGGCTATCGCCGACCTCGGCGTGGCTCTTCGGAGTTTGTGGCAGGGACAGGATGTTTTCAAGATCGAGAACAAAGTCCTCAACAACGACCTCGGCCTGGAGTGGGTGTACATGAAGCGGTTCAAATACACCCCCAATCCGGGGTCTACCATCGTGGACGTCAGCATGACGCTCCATCAGATCAACATGGACGAAAACGCCATCGTATTTACGCAGGAGACGGTAAATTCGACCAGCGCCGCAGGGGGGGGGCAGTAGGTGATGAAGGGTAATTTGTTCAGGGTAGGGAACGAGGTGTTTATCGAGGGGAAGAGCATCGGCCGATTCGCCTCGGTAGACATTACCGAGGAGCGTGATTCCCTCGCGGGAAGCTGCACCATGACCATTCCGGTGTATGCCATCGGGTTCCGGCAGGGGTTGCCTCCGGCACAGCGCATAAGGGCAGCCTTGGAGGGCATAAACATCAAGCCCGGCGCCCGCATAGACATCGACGGCTGGTTCTACAACAATGCTCAGTTGGGGCAGCAGTTCGAGAGGCTGCGCATTTTCAGCGGCTTCATCCGGCAGGTCATCGGGGGATTCCCGTCGAAGATCGTATGCGAGGACTACTCTTTCATCCTGCGGTTCGGCACTATAAACCGGGACTGGGTGTCGCGCACGAAGCTAAAGGACATGGTGGACTATCTATGCCCCATCTCGAACAAGGCATTCGAGGACTACCGCAAGACGCAGGGGTTCGACAATCCGGCGGACTTCCCAACTCTGTCGTTCGATTCATCGGATAGTGCGGACGTGGAGTTCGCGTTGCAGACCTTCAAGCTCATATCGCCGTTCGAGGCGCTGTCAAAGCTCATGAAGATGTTCACGTTGTATGGCACCGTGAACGCCCAGGGGAAGGTGTATTTCGGCATTGGCGTGAGGGACAAATTCAAGCGCACGGTGGCATTGGCCACGAACACCAATGTCATCGGCCGCGACATAGTGCCTACCGACGGGCTGTTCGAGGACTACAAAGTAGTGGTAAATGCCCTCATGGCCGACGGCACAAAGTACACCTACGAATACGGCGATTCCCAAGGCGAGGCGCACCGATATTTTGTTCCGGCCAATACAGCATCGCTGACCGAACAGACGGCCAAGAACATAATGGCTCGGCTGAAGGGAACGCGCAACAAGGGAACCATAAAAACCGTGCTCTATCCGCAGGTTAATATGTTCGACTTCGTGGAGTATACGGACACTATGCTCCCGGAGCTTACGGGACACTACTACGTGATCGGCAAGAATCTCAGCTGCGACACTTCCGACGGGTTTATACAGACCCTGACTGTAACCGACGAAATGTTCATACTATGAAAACATCAGGCACTTTCGACGAGGAATGCGCCCGTTTAGGCGCGGAATTCGGGGCTAAGATGGGCGACGAGAGGCGCGTGTCGCTCGTCATAGCCACCGTATCGGCCGTAGACGAGGAGGCCAAAACCTTAGAGGCTGTTGTGGATAACGACAGGGTGTTCAGCGACATAAACCTGAACGTTTTTCCAAACGGGGGCAACAGCCTCTATATTATACCCTCCGTGGATTCCCTTGTGGTACTGGGGTTTATAGAGGGTTACTCCGAGGTTCCGGTGCTCATAAAAGCCACGAAGATCGACAAGATGATCGTATCGAACGTCGCAGGCACCGAAGAAGAGGGCGAAAGCACTATTTCTTTTGATAAGGACGCCGTGGAAATAATCCGCGGCACCTCTTCTTGGCGGATTGAAAAAAATAAAATATCTTTCACTGCCGATAAAATTGAAATGGATGGCGGGGAGAACGGGGGGCTTGTGCTGGTGGATGGCGTCACCACGGCGCTCAACAACTTAGTGACGCAGGTAGGGAATATGTGCACGGTATTCAATGCGCATACCCACGGCGCCCAAGGTGCGTCGCCTCCGGCTACCCCTATGACCGCCCCCTCCCAGTTCAATAAAGGAGACTACGAAAATACCAAGATAACGCAATGACAGACGCAAAATTCGACTTTCAGGTCAACGACATAGTTATATCCAACGGGGACGTCGAGTTGGTGTCTTTGTGCAGCCAGCAGAACGCCACGCTGATATTTTCCAAGTCGGCGGCAAGTCTTACGAAGCCCCAGTTCGGGGTCGGATTCGAGGACTTCTATCCCCTGCTGCCCAAATGGGCGTGGGGCAAGGTCGAAGCTACGGCTGAAAAGCAAATATACGACGACGGAGCCCTCATTGCCCGCGTGAATATCTTTGAGGAGACAGCATCGGGAGTTGTGACCGCAGACATACGTGCACGATACAAGGAGTAGACATGGCAAAGACGTACACAGTAAAACAGGGAGACACCATCCAGGACGCGGCATTCAACGTGTCCGGCTCTCTTGCGGGCATAGACCCGATATTGGAGAAAAATACGCCCACGAACATCCCGCCCGCGGACTGGAAGGCCATGCAGTACCGCCAGGAGCCTCCCGCCAAGAACTTTATGGAATCCTACACTCCGGCGCTGAGGACAAATCAGATTCTCGACGTCGAGGGGATCGACACATACAACCTACAAACCTTGCAGAGGCCTCCCTTCAACTCCTCCATGGACGTGAAGGAAGAGGTGGATGCGGAAATCTCGCGTCTCCTCAAAGCTACGGCCGAAGGAGGACGTGCCCTCATATCGGCGCTTGCACCCGAGGCTATGGGGGCGATGAAGGCTACGATCGGCAGCTTTTTGCGCGACACGTTCTACAACAGCCCCTACACCGTGCAGTGTTTATTCCGCACGTGTGCCAAGTACGAATACACCCCCAATCCGGAATCAGCTAGTCGGGTTATACTCGACACGTCCGGTCATAATAACTTCCCTCGATTAGACATCGTTAACACCAGCTCAGCCGGCATTACCAAGCTTATAGCATATAACAATAGGACGGCAACGTTTTCATATCCTGTTTTTTGGGACTATTTATACAACGCCGTATTCATGAGCGACGGAGCCAAGGCCTATCTATACATCAACAACGTACTGGTAAACTCCATGGATGTAGATTGGGTTAATCGTGCTTCATATCTATATCTTGGTGGATTTGGCGGTAATAATAGGCCAGCGGTTGATTTTAGGGGAGACGTGATATGCGCCCGCTGGTTCGACCGCGCATTCACAGAGGAGGAGCTGGCGGCGCTCCAAAACAGAGTGCGGCCCCAGGACTATATCGTGCCCCCGGCTTTGAAGGTCAACTGCGTGGCAGAATATATCCCTCAGAACCTCATACCCTCCGAGGAGGACAGCTCGAAGCCCGTCATGTGGCTCGACAGCGCCAAGCAGATGCCACCCGACATCTCTACTCCGCCGATCCTTCGCAAGTCTATCGGGGGTTATGACTTGACGCCCAATGATAATCCAAGGATAGGCCGCGAGCCGATCTACAAACCCACTTACGACTTCAAGGGCGTCTATACCGCCAACGGCGGCTTCTTGGGACAACGCATAGCCACATCGCAGCTCGTCGACGGGACGTTGGAGTGCTACTTCAAAACAGGAGACGACATCACAAGTGAGCAGTGCGTATTCAACTTGTCGGATAATATGGCGCTTCCGAGGCTTACGTTTTATGGCAACCAGCTCCGTTTTCGCTCCAATGAGTTCGATGTTAACTACCCCTGCAAGCCAAACACGACTTATCACGTGGTGCTTAGATATGCTTTACAGGAAAATAGCGGCTACATCTATTTAAACGGGGTCAAGATTTCGGATGTATTCAAACTTGGGAGTAAAATAGCCCAAAGGTACTTCAATCTTGGCATATACGTCGAAAATATTCCGATCTTGTTGAAGGGCGAGATATACCACTTCCGCAACTTCAATACATACCTGTCAGAAGCACAGGCGTTGATGCTGTGGAACGAAGGCGATCCCGCGTCGTTCGTGGTAGATGCGGCTATGAAGGCATCCTGCACGCGGGAGTATCTGCCGCAGAACATCCAGCCTCGGAGCGATGATCCCACCAAGGCGGGCTATTGGTGGTCGTCGCACAAACAGATGCCCGTCAACGGAGTGTTGGAGCCCCTGTCGGATCCCCCCGCGGAGTGGCCGAATACAAACCTCGACTATTACAACTATCCCTCAATAATTAAACGATAACCGATATGTCACTGATAGACACGATATGGGAAAACGTACAACGGCTGATCCCGTCCATTAACACCAGCAACGCGGGCATCCTGCGCAAGATCGCGGAGGTAGTAGGCACCGTGCTTGACATTGTGCGGCTCGAAATCCTGCGCAGCGAGGAGACGATATCGGCGGCCGCGAAGATCGCGCGCGTGACGAGTGAGACATGGTATGTCGAGAAGGCATACGCCTATCAGCAGGGCGATCAGGTAGTCGTGGTGAACGAAGCGACGCAAGAGCTGGGCTATGCGACCATAGATGCCACGAAGCAGATTATAAAGCAGGCTTCGATAGGTGTTACCGATGAAGGGCTGTACTACATCAACGTCGCGACATCCGACGCCAACAACAACGTCGTACCCCTGACGCAAGACCAGCTTAACGCCTTCGGCGCCTACTACCGCAACTTCTGGGGCATAGGCGCGCAAATCCAGGCCGCGTCCAACCCCCCGGCCGTGCTGTCGGCCGACAAGCTGTACGTCCGCTTCGACAAGTCGTACAACCTCGACGCCATCAAGTCCAGTATCAACACGGGCCTACATGACTTGCAGATGCAACGACGCACGACAAATACCCTGTATATCAACGATATAGAAAGGCACCTCTCGGGGCTTACGGGCGTCAAGGACGCATACTTCTCCGAGGTCACGGTATCCCATAACGAGGGTGTAACGACGCCTACGGACGGCAAAATCGTGCTTAACCCAGGGTACTTCAACTTCGACCCTGGCCTGTACGATTTCACCAAGAACATCACAATCTTCGAGGCCATATGATGCGCTTCCGATATATCGACATCCCGAAGCTGGTATTGCAGCTGCTCCGTCCCAACTACTCGGTGCGGCGCGACCATAGCTACACGGAGCAACCGTTCTGGACGACGATACTGTACCGATACTGCCTGGCGATGCTCATGGTGCTGCATGACTATCTGTACAACTACTACATGGTTCGATCCAAGTGGTACATGATGGCGGCGTGTACACCTACATACGGACAGATCGAAGGTGTACTCCGGTACTGGTACAGCGAGTGGGGCCAAATATCCGTCACCCCGAGCGGCGCGAGCATATGGCAATCTATGTGGTACGATTCGCCTACGCCGCCCATATACCTGTACGACACAGATACGCCGAAGGTGTGGTTAGGTCGCGGCGGCACCGTCACGGAGCAGCCCATCATATCCATTCCCTCGGCACTGTACAACGACCAGGAGGCATACGGCCAATTCGTGGCGGACGTAAACACACTGTTCCCATTTTATGTGAAGTACACTATAAAAGCACAATAACATGTCAGGAATAAAAAATATCAACGTTGTATCCGGCACGGGAAACCCCGTGCAGATGCAGGATTTGCAGAACCTCTGGAGCGCCATTAATTCGCTCCTCCGATCCACCAAAACGCCCATCTCCATCGTTGCGGGATTCGCCACGGCTAACAACAACACCGGGACGAATATCGGCGAAGGTATCATCTGCTACCAAGGGCAGGCTTACTACCTGGCCGCCGGTGTCGCTAAAATAGGCCAGTATCTTTATGCCAACACCATCCAGGACGAACAGCGCGTGTATGAAGATGGCGTGACGCGATACACATATTATGATTATGTCCTGAATGCTGCGGACAATGCGTCGGCATCGGGCATTGGCACCCTCATAGGGCAGGCCACGGCGGCCAACCTCACAGCATGGAAGGTGGGCGTGATAGCCGACGGTTCTGTAACAACGGCTATGCTGGCCGACGGCGCAGTGACGACACCCAAACTTGCCGCTCAGGCCGTAACTGCAGCCAAAATAGCCGACGGCGCAGTGGGGTATGCGCAGATCGGAACTGAGGCTATAAAGAACGGCAACATCCAGGATGGACAGATCACCGGGAGTAAACTGGCCGACCAGTCCATTCCCGGCTCAAAGCTCAGCAATAAGACCATCACCGGAACGCAGATTGCTGACAAAGCAATCACTGCTGAGAAGATTGCCGATGCTACTATCACTGCGGGTCAAATAGCGGTAGAGACCATCACCAACGAAGAGATCGCCAACAAAACCATCATCGCAAATCAAAAGCTGGAGGATGGATCTATCGAAGAAGCGCAATATGGCACTGCGTCGGTATCGACACGAGCATTGCAAGTAAACTCGGTTAATACTTCCATCATCAAGGACGGAGCAGTTACGGGCTCCAAGATCGCAGATGACGCCATATCCGGGGAAAAAATAGAAGAAGGCACTATTCCGGAGAGTAAAATTTCCGCTCCGGGAGTAAATTACTTGGAACCAACTACCGTGGTTCCCAATGCGATGCTATCTAATTACGAATTAAATATCATCAAAATCGGCAACATTGGCAGCACACACGTAAATGCCATCATGCCTGTGCAACAATTGCCCGGCACGCCAGTTCGAATATTCATAGAACACACCGCTTCAGAAAGCGCTGTCGTGGATATAAAACGGTCGAGCGTCGGGGCAGTAGTAGGTACTATTAACATTTCCAACGTCCTTTTAGGGATGTATGTTGAAATATTTGCTTACGACGGCCGCATATTTTACTGGACTTCGGGCAGCGCTAATTATCAAAGGGAATAGGATAATGGACACCTTATTGAAATGGATCATGGCTGTGGTGGGGGGCTTGCTGTCGTTGTTCGCCCCCGTGACGCCGCTTGTGCTCTGCGCCTTGACATTCGTCATGATAGACTTCGTGATGGGTATACTGGCCGAGCGCAAGAGGGCGGCTCGGCAGCATAAGGACTGGTATTTCTCCAGCGACAAGGCGTGGAAAACGGTCATCAAACTTACGTGCATTGTCGTTGGGATCGGTATGTGCTACCTTATAGACACTCAAATCCTCGACTTCATGAACTTACACCTGGCCAAGCTCTTCACGGGCATGGTATGCGGCATCGAAATGTGGTCGTATTTGGAGAATGCCGTGGAAATATCTGACGCTCAGGTATTCCGATCCCTCCAAAAATACGTGGGAAAGAAGATGAAGGATGAAGTAGATATTGATATTGAAAACGCCCCGCAGGCTCCGGCCGACGGGGGTAATAACGTCAAACATAAAAAAAATGTGACATGAAAGTAGTTATCAATGGCTCCGAAGCCGATTATCCCTACATTTTTGTGAACGGAGTAAAAATGCCCGCGACCTTTATTGCTCGCCCGGCCAACCCGCGGGTAGACATGGGGCGCCGAATCATCATCGAGCCAGCGCTTCCGGAAGGTGGCAACACCCTGCTTACTGCGGACTACCTCGACTTCGAAATCAACGAGGTTGTCATCTCCGATAACCCGTCGGCCTACACTCCCGCCGACGTTTTGCGATTCCTCAACGAAGGGCATGAATCCCCTACTGACGATGATTTCCCGGGCATCGGATCGGGTCTCTATTCCGGCGGGGGGGGGTCTCCTGAAATTCCCGACGGGTCGATCACCACAGCCAAGCTGGCCGACAATGCCGTGACTGCGGCTAAGATCAAAGCTAAAACCATAACCGGCAAAGAACTGGCTCTTGGCGCTGTATCCGGCGACATCATTCAAAACAATACAATCGTGGCGTCGAAGCTTGCGGATGGATGCGTAGGCACCGCAGCCATCGCTGACGGAGCTGTCACCAGTGATAAAATCGCCGACGGCGCAGTGACGACGGATAAACTCGCAACATCTTCCGTCGCCACCGAAAAGCTACAAGACCTGTGTGTCACGACGCCCAAAATCGCGGATCGGGCTGTCGACACTACCAAGCTGAATACCGGAGGCGGGCCGGGGGGGAGTGTAGATTGATAGATATGGACAAAAAAAAACAGGCGCTTTATCGGCGCCTGTTCTTTTTTGGTGGGTCTATCCCTCGCCCAGCGATCCCGAACACCAGCATAATGATCCCGGCCACAAAGAATAGTACGCACGCACTGCTCATGACTATGCTTTTATTTCGAGGTGGAACGCAGGCTCGCTCAGGTCATACGAAAACTTGGGGTTTTTGCCGGGAATAGATATGGGCGAAATCACTTTGACGACGCGCGGCTCATCGAGTGCTGCGACTAAGAACTCCGCGGGCTTCTCCATCGTCATGCTCACGTCCAGCACATTCACCTTGCGATACTCCTCGGCGCTCACGCAGTGCTTGGACACCCGTTCGCCCTTTTCGCTAAGCTGGCTGATAAGTTCGGACATCTCGTCGATGGTGTCCTCTTTGTCCATGCCCCGATCCTGGCAGTCGTCGAACAGTGCGGTCACCTTCCTGCCGGGCTCCCGGTAGCGGATGCGCTTCCCGGCGACCAGGTTGTTGTACATGGCCATCGCCTGCCGATAGGGATTGCGCCAAGTGGAGGTGATGGTCACCTTCGGGTTGTCGCTCTTCTCGGCTATGGATTCGAGCAGGTCAATGACCGATGAAGCTACCATGTCCTTGCACTCTTTCAAGAGCGACGAGGAGAATACTACTCGTTTTGTTGTTTCCATTCTGTGTCTGCTAATGATTTGATGTTGAATGATATAAATTCGCACCCCTTGGGTACTATGTACTTGCGGATATGCGCTTTAAAGATTAATTTGTCGTTGAATTGATACCTTTCTTGCAGCGCATCCTGGAACGGTTTTACCGCATTGTCGTAGTCGCACTGAGTGTTGGAGAACCCGAACTCATACCACACCTCGAACGGAGGAGACGGCAATTCTATGTCCGGGAGCTTTAAGAGGCATTCTGCGCGGAAGGCATCATGCTCGCTGGTTTTGAATCGGCGCCCTTTGTATGCCCTATTTACCGTCAGCGGCTTGACCTGTATTGACACTTTGCTGTTCATGGTATATGCATATCTTTTCGATGTTTATATGCGTCGACATGCCCGTCTTGGGGCAGATATGGTGCATATTATCCTCGGCTGACAGGTGTTTGCAGGACTTGCATGTTACCTTCGGCCGATTTTCGAATCCTTCGTTCTTCGGTTTTGCTGGCTTTTTCGACGCCTTCAGCTTCATTTCCTCCAAATATTAAACCCTCCGCGCACCTCTCCGTACGGGGCGTCATCGAAGGGGTTGTACCCGACGGTTCCCTCGATGCTGAACCACCCCTTGTTGTATCGCACGCGCGCACCCATAAACTGATTGTTCCATCCGGGGGCAACCTGCGCGGCCACTACTATCCCCCCTTCCCATGTAGGCGGTATGATCGTCGTGGTGTGATGGGTCTGCGTTATGATCTTGGTTGGCACGAATAGGTCTATACTTTCGAGCATAGGTTTGTACCCGGACACCGTGGCCCGATAATTTTCGGTCTGGAATGTCTTTAACTCGAAAGGAAGCGTTACAGCCACTTTGACCGTATCGCCGGGCAGATGTACCAATACAGTGTCGATCTTCGAAATTTGGCGCACTTCCGTTTGAAGTACGGTATCTCTCACATATTCCCTCACGACCACCGTGTCAACGCGGAATTCGATCTTCTGTTTCGATAGGGTGCAACAAAACCATGACCGCAGGCTATAAAGTGCGATCATGGCTATGATTGCCCCGATTATGGCCGATGTTAGCCTGTTCATCTCCTATGCGTCGATCTCTTTGTCGGCAATGGTGCTGTACCACCTGTGCAGAAACCATCCACCCACTACTCCTGCGAGCAGTCCGATAGTCCCGGCACTTCTTATGCTCCCTGGTAGGAAGTTGAACACAATGATGGCTACCACGGCTACCGCAGCAGCTATCAATCCGATTTTCAGTTTGTTGTCCATTTTATATAAAGTTAAATTTCAGGTATTCTCGGTATGGCGGGCGTCCAGTTGGATATGATGCCGTCGAAAAACAGAATCCAGTGTCGAATCTCGCTCGTGATATTCAGCACGTCGTTTTCGGTGGTAGGGTCGAACACTTTTACATCAACCCATCCATGCACCATTGCGACGATTTCGTTTAGGTCGTCCCGCATCTCGTGCGCGGTGGTCAGAGCATCGGGGATCGCAAGCGCCTCCTCGATCTGAGACGAATTCACGAACTGCGTCATCGTATGAAGCGGAATGCTACCCAGCACGCGGATGGTCTCGGCCATCTTGTCGGCGCCTTTACGGAGCGTGGCCGCAGTATCATCCAACAGCAGGTGCAGGGATCGAAAGGGCGTGCCGTACACTATCCAATGACGCCCTTTGGCGTTCGAGTGGGCCACTTCGAGGGTGGCTAACAGCTCATTCAGAATAGAAATCTGATTTTTCATCCTGTTTGTGTATTATGGGTTTTATGGCGTCCGGATTGTTTGCGATGAAAACGACCTGTTCGTTTAGCGCATGCTCGTCCACCTTGTCGTAAAATTTGTATATTTGGTTCTTATGGTCAACACACTGGAAACGGAGGGCGTCGACCTCGGCCACTTTGCCGGAACGTAGATATACCAAGTGTTTCATGGATTTATGGTTCGTTATCGGGTTTGGGGTTTTGCCCGGCATCATCCTGCCATCTATACGACGGTCGTAGCATTTTCCCATTTCCTATAAAGGTAGGTTTGCCCCGCTCCCCTACTTCCGGTTTGGGCTGGTAAAGATATACGGTATGCGTGTGTCCGAATTTGTCTATTTTTTTGAGCGGCGCGATGCAAAGTTTAACCTTGGCTCCCAACTCTCCGTTATTGCGGACAAACTCTTCTATCACGTCAACAGGTATCTTTTTCAGGTCTATTTCGGCATATAAGATTCCCGCCATGATTCAATCTCCAATTTCGCCTCGTGTTCAAAATTCGATATTATTTTGCTGTACGCCTTTATCTCCTTCATATCCTCAAACTTGCGGATATGGTAGTATGAATTCCGGCTCGTGCAGTTCAGGTAGTTCGACAGCTTCACCCCGTTCATGAGCTTGTGGGAGTACATGATATGGATGAATACCGTCCGGGCGTCCGTGACCCTTTGGCGCCGACAGGGTGTCCGTATCTCCTCCAGCGATACGCCAAAGTGGCGCTCAAGCAGCATTCCTATTTTCGATAAAATAATTTCCATGCATCAAATATAGTAAATTATTTTGTCACACAAGCCCGATCCGTTCTATTTTTTCTTATCCAGCTCCTCAATGAGGGCATCGGCGAAGTAGATAGACTGACGGGCAATTAGTATTTCAGTTGGCGTG